CTTGTGGTTCACGCCGATGAGACCGGCCCCGGTATTGATACCTCCCGTGGAATCGGTTCCCGTGACGTAGGTCGGCGTGCTGGTCCATGAGCCTGGACTGCCATTGACCCAGAACTGCCCGGTATCCTGCCGCACGATGCAGGCTTTCAGCGTGACCGGCGAGGTGCCGGACAACCAGAGCTGGATGAGGATGGGGACATTGGTCGGGGGGAACAGCGTTGTGGTGCCTGCGCCGATCGGGCCAAAGGTCGTGCTGCCAGCCACCTGGCCAAAGAGGAGAATGCCCGAGTTGGCCATATCCGCGAAATAGCCGGTAGTCAGTGCCGAGCTGGTGGCGCGGCCGTAGAGCCGATATTCGGCCATCGCGTTCGTGGCATTGCCGTTGATGGACCGGAAATAGGCAGAGACCGAGACATTGCCGCTGAGCGTATCATTGGCATTGGAGGCGATCAGCGAGGTCACCGTGCGGATGGGCGCCAGCAGGCTATGTGTGCCCGTGAACCCGTTCGAGGCCGTGTCGATGGACCAGCCCGGCGGCGACGTGGAGCTATCGGTCAGCTCGGGACACGCGGTGGCCAGCGTCGAGCCGCCCTCGAAATCCTGTCTGTACGTGGGATAGGCCATGTTATGTGGTAAGGATCTTGCCCTGGAGTCGGGCCGCGACGGTGGTCGTGACGTAGAACGCGGTGACGTTGGCGGTGAACGGATTGGGGTAGTAGCCGGTCGAGACATCCCAGACGAACGGAGCGCCCGGCTTGAGGTTGATCGTATTGACCGGGCTTGATCCGCTGTTCGTTTCGATCTTGAGGCCCTTATCGGAGAGGAGGAAGACGCTCTGAAGGTTGGCGATATTGAATGCCACGGAAAGGGCTTGATCGGTGAGACTCGCCCCATACTGCTGATCGACGGCAATCTCGGTCGCGCCGACCTCGGACTGGACGCCTGAAAGCGGTGTACCGCCGGAGTCGCTACTGATGGAGTAGGTCAGCTTGTGGGTCGTACTCACGTCACATACTCCTGGCAGACGGATTCAATCGATCGGTTCCGTTCCTCGACGTTGGTTGGATCGAGGATATTGAAGATCCGCCCATCCTTGACGAGCTTGTAACGCTGCTTGGGGCTGGGGTCGAGATCCGGACCCAGGTAGCGATGCTTGATGAGCGTGGTGGCCGTGGCCCAGACCTGGCGGACGTTGAGTGATTCCTGACCGCGCAAGGGGCGGACCTCGGCCCAGAAGGTCGCCACGTCGGTCCACGACTGAACCATCTGTCCATAAGAATCGATGGTCTCGACCAGGTCCTGGAGGGTGACACGCTGGCGGAAGGTACCGGACTGGAGGGGCTTCAAGGGTAGTTGCCCCAATCGCAGGGCGACAGAAGCGCCGCGAAGATGGGATTGCACTGGTACGCCTGCGTGGCCGTCATCTCGCGTTGCTCATACAGTTCGGCGACCATCATCTTGATGGCGATCCGGATGCATTCGGGGACGTCCGTTGCGGCGGGCCCGTAGCCGGCGAGGTACTGCACGGTGATGGCGCCCGGCATCGACCGCACGGCTGGCCAGGTGTGGCCGTAAGCGGGGTGGATGCGGCCGGGGGCGCCGGTCACCACCTGGTAGGCCGCGGGGTCGAGCGTCTGCACGGTGCCGGTCGCGTCGACATACGAGATCGATGCCACCGAGACCAGGTTGGGGTTATCGATCTCGATCGTTGACCAGGGCGTGTAGGGATAACCCTGGATCTGAGGGATGTAGTTGCCGCGATAGTATCCCATTGCCCCGGACCCGGACGTCTGCCCCGGCCAGGGCCAGTGATCGAGGTAGGTCTCCCACGTCTGGGCGATGAACGCGCGGCGGAGCTCCGTCTCGCAGACCAACCGGGCCGCGGTGATCAGGCCCGCGACCAGGTCGTCATCATCGGGATACTCGATCCGCGCATGGGCCTTGGCGCTTGCCAAATCGACCGGCTCAATTGCCGGCGGGATGATCAGCTTGTTGCGCTGGGACATCGCTTACTTGTGGCCCTTGTGTTCGACCTTGACCGCTTCCTCGGCGTGCGCGTGCTTCGCCGTGGTCGTTTCGGGAGTGATCGCTCGCTTGCCGAATTCGGCCGCGTCTTCGTCTTCGGCCTCGGTCTCGGCCTTCTCGTCCACGGCAACAGCCTGGCCGCTCTCGATCAGCTCCTTGCCCTTGGCGCGGGGCAGATCAACCACGGTCCCGGCATCGTGGTACTGTGAGGGGTCGGGACCGGCCGCGATCGTCAGCATCTTGACTTTCATGGTTTTGACTTTCTTTGATATCGTGATGACGGAGCCGGGTCGGCATGGGCGGAAACGGAGAAAACTCCAAACCCATGACGGGCAGGAAACCCCTGCCCGGTTTTCTCGGTGCTAGGCCAGCTTAAGCCGTGCAAAAGCCTCCTCGAGGATCGGGGATCCATCAACCCAACGACGCCCAATGAAGCCGACCTCATTGGTGCCGGCATAGAGTTCCACGAGTCTCTGAATCATCATCTCGGCCACCTGCGCGATGCGGTAGAAGCGGAAGCACCCGAGGACGGCCACATACAGCCCGGTGGTGAAAGTTGCCGGGGCATACTCGCTCATGTAGTACGGGATATCGAGGATGCGGTCGGGAGCCCCGCCGGTGATGCCGGGCTGCCAGATGTATTCGAGGTCGTTGCCGCCCGTGGTGGTGGCCACCTTGAGCTTGCGAGCCAGCTTGACGAAGGTCCGCGAGACGACCCAGGCCGTGGCCGGGTCTTGCTGGTAGCCTTGCTTGAGGCTGTACTTCATGTCGATCAGGTTGTCGGCGGTGAACGTGGTCGCCGTTGCCGCCGCCACGTCCCGAGCGGCGGTGATGCCGTTGGCGTTGGCGATGAAGATGCCCAGCGGCTGGCCCGTGCCCGAGCCGGTGAGGAAAGCTTTTTCCTCTGTTACTCCAAATTTATATGCAAGTTCGTTGTTGATGATGCTCTCGGCATCGCTGGAGAGGAGCAGCGTACGAATCGAGGCTTTCGCCAGCTTGGAGCAGAGTTGTGGCTCCAGGTCGCGGCGGTCGAACGCCATCGTGGTATCCTCTGTCACAGCCACAACCTCGGTGGTCCAATTTGCATCCGACATGTCCACGGTCATCTTGCGGATGCCCAGCTTCTTCGCTTCCGTGACGGTGGTGATGGTGCCTGCCGCCGCGCAGAGCTTGCGGATAAACACCATGTCCATGATGATCCGCGTGATGTCATCGCTAATCTGGACCGGCGTGATCAAGAAGCCGCCCTTGGCATCGGTGCCGATGATGGTATCGCGGTATTCCGCCACCCTGCTCTGTTCGGTTCGCAGCTCGGGGCGGATCTCGCCGGAACGCAGCCAGTGCCGGTAGGCGAGGAGTTTCTTGAGGGTTGCGTCCTTGGTCGCCAGTTCGGTGCTCTGGCGATCGCGGTGCTCGGTGTGCAGTGGTTCGGAGACGCGGGTTGCCGGGGCGTCGAGGTCGCTCTCGGCGGTTTCCAGTTTTTCCATGCGGTCGATCTTGACCCGCATCTTATCGACGTCTTCCATCATCCTGTCATACTGCGCGTTCTCCTCATCGCTGAGGTCGCGCTCCTCGGTCTTGGCTTTCTCGATCAACTCACGAGCCTGCTTCACGAGCCCGGCCCGCTCCTCTCGGAGTTCAACGGAAGTCTTCATGAGACGATCCTTTCAGGGATGGGCCGTGGTCAGAACTCGGCCGTGGCCAGTCGTAATCGCCGCTCCGCATACGCACGGAGCGGTGCCCGCCGAGGCTGGGATCGGCGGTATTCCTCGAAGCGTGCTTTCGCTTCCTGTTCTGCCTGGGAGAGATCCAGATCGGAGCCGGCCCGCAGGCCGACCGAGGTTCCTGCATAAGCGGGATAAGTCGCGACCGTCACGTCCAGGAGGTCAAGCGCCAGGAGCTCCCGATCCGTATAGAGGGTATCCCCCTTGTAATACTCGGTGATCCGCTCGCCGGCCCGCTTGACGATGATCGTCCCGTCGCCCTTGTCGACCGTCGTCTGCCCGGTGTTCCCATTGCGAACCTGGAAGGCAAAGCTCATCCCCGAGATGTCGCCTCGCTCGATCGGGAGGACGACCAGGTCGTTGATCGTCTGGGAGGCGGAGAGCTTCGTTTCTTGCAACAGGCCCTTGTCTCGCTCGGACAGGGCCAGGGTGCCTGATGTGGTGCGCCCCAGGACGAAATTCGCATCGTGATTAAGCAGCGCCCGCACGTCCTGCCGCTCGGCGATCGCGGCCGAGAAGGCCCCCGGGCGGATGATCTCGCGCCAGACCCAGCTCGCACTCGAATAAAGCGTCGTCCATTCGTTGAACACGGCGCTATAGCCGACCAGGTAGGGCGTCTGCCCGGAGGCGTCGGCGCGGCGTTCGATGCGTAGTTCGGGTGCAGCCTGAATCCTGCGCTCGGTGCTCATGATGATGGTTCTTTCCGTTCGACGAGCTTGCCTTTGAAGTTTGGCCTGATCGCTTCATTGAAGACCGAGCCGGGCGACTCGGCTCTGATGAGCACGGCGAAGAGGTAATCGGGTATGTCCTCGTAGTCGTACACATCGCCGTTGACGAAGGTCAGCCGGAGCGTTCTCTTGTCCTCATCGTAGGCAGCGGAAGTGAGGACCGAGGAATCCAGGAGAACGGCAATCACATCGATAGCACGAGCTTGATGGCCGCGATCACGACGAACGCGACGACGATGATCCAGAACACTTGAACGACCCAGGGCGGGATCGTGATCCCGAATTGCCGCAGCGCGACGTAGACCAGGGCGACGACGGCCGCGATGATGACGACGAAGATGGCGAGCTGGCCCAGCGAGTAGCCGCCGGCGACGACTTGAGCGAGTGGGATCATTCCTTCACCTGGCCGTTTCCGTTGGCTGATACTGGGGCGGGCTCGGCGGGCTCGGCCGCCTTATCGGGCTCGGGCGTGAAATCCACGGCCGGGTTGATGATCTGGTCGATGATGGCCGGCGACATCATCGGGAAGGATGCCTCGATCATCGCCTTGGCCGATTCGGGCGGCAGCTTGCCATCGGCCACGGACTGGACGATCTCGACGAGACTCGTAATCTGCGCACCATTGAGGGCCGTCTGCTGGACATCCACTTGCGCGAGTGCTGTTCCATCAACGGCGGGTTCGTCGCCGTCGGCGGGTTCGGCCAGTTCATCCTCGCCGATCTGCTCGAGCGTGGTCTGGTTGAGCTGCACCAGGTACTTGCCGCCGCCGATCTCATCGCCGATCGGGTTGAGGTTCTCGCGCTGCCGCACTTCATCACGACTCATCCAGCCGTCGGCCAGGGCGGCGTGGTAGGCGTTGAACCGGCTGACGATGTCGCCGCGGAGCAGAGCGAGGACGTTGTGCTCGACATACAGACCGGCCCGTCGTTCGGCGGGTGTGAACAGCTTCAGACAGCACTGCTGTTCGATGGCGACCAGCCAGTACATGAGGGCCGTCATCAGGTAATCGAGGTTCGAGGCCTCGATGTTGGCCAGGTGCGACTGGCTGAAGTCGCCGGCCTTGTGGGGCGGGACGCGCCAGGGGCGGAGGACCTCGAGGAGCTGGTACTTGCGGGATTCAACGAGCTGGGCCTTCTCAGGATCGGTCGCGGTGGCGTTCCATTTCGCGCCTTGCTGGAGGACGGCCAGGCGGTGACGCTTGCCTGGGCCGCCGTGCCGGCCTTCCCAGCCGTCACGCAGGGTTCGCACGGCTTCGGGGGCCAGCTTCTGCGGGGTTTCCACCACGCCGCCAGGCTCGGAGCCGTTCTGAAAGTAATCGGCCGTGTACGTCTCCTCGGCGATGCCGACGCCGATGGCACGTCGTAGCAGCCGGACATAGCTGTAGCCGCTGATGCCGTCATAGCCGAGGCCGGCGAGGTGCAGCACGTTGGCGGGTGCGAGGTACTTGTTACTGTCGATCCGGTACCGGAGCTGGCCGCCCTCGCGGGTGGCCGTTGTCGTGGCCGGGTCGAGCAGGTGCAGGCCATAGACCGCGCCCCGCCCGGTGCGCTGGATCTCGGCATAGCCGTTGCCGTGCGTGAGAACGTGGCCCATCCAGGCGCTTCGCCAGGTGACCGAGGTGCTTTCCCCTTCGCCGTCGGGGTTCAGTGCCAGGCGCTCCTCGACCGGGTGGTCGTAGCGGTGAACTCGCCCGCCATCGGGGAGCCGCTGGTACACGTTCAGGGGCAATACCGCGGTGTCCGTCGCCAGCACGGTGAGGGCCGCGAGCATCGCGGGCAATTCGAGCGCCGTCCGCTCGGTGACGGGAATGCCCGCGGTCCCGCCGGACCAGGGCGGCAGCCAGAGCTCCTCGCCCTGGATCGAGCGCTCTTCCCTGACCGGCAGCGGTGCCGGGGCCGCGACGGCGACATGGGTTTCCCAGGGTTGTGAGTCGGGTGTCAAAGCAGTAACAGCGGGGATTCGTGGACGGTTTGCTGAGCATCATCGGCAGTCGCCGCGGCGATGGCATCGATCAATGCGGCTAACCCGTCGATACGGTTCGTCGTCTTGGACTTGTCCAGGTACATCAGGCCCGTGGGTGCGCGGCGGGCGTTGGCGTTGGAGACGTTCCAGGCCAGGATCGGGTTGTCGTCGTGGTGGATCTTGCGATCGAGGATCATCGACTCCAGCTTGACCATTGGCTCGTTGAGAGTGATCGGGCCCTGGGTGATGCCCTTCACGTTCAGGCCGTGGTTGTTAAACAATCGGGACAGCAGATGCGAGGCATAGGCGCGATCGGCGAACAGGGCGAGGAAGGGGTATTGATCGTGCAGGGCCAGGATGTCGTGCTCGACCTGGTCGAAGTCGGTCGCTTCACCGGGTGTGAAGGTCAGGAGGCCGCGGCGGTGCCATTCGCGATACAGCTCGTGATTGCGTTGTTCCGACTGCCAGCGGCCGTCTTCCGGTACCCAGAACCGGGCCGTGACGTCGAAGCCGCCATCAACGTTGGGGAACACCAGGACCAGGGCGCTCATGTCGCCGGTCACGCCCAGGTCGAGCCCCGCATAGCATTCCCGATCGGCCAGCGTTGCAACATCCAGCCCCCCGCATTCCTGCCAGCGTTCCACCGATAACCAGCGTTGTGCCTGCTCGGTCCACTGGTTCAAGTACAACTGTCTGAACGTGTTCTCGTATGCGGGAATCTCCTTCGCTTTCTTGCATTCCTCTCGGATAAATTCCAGCGAACAGAAGTCGCCCAGGGCCGGCATGGTCTGACGCCAGAGAGCTTCGTCGGTCCAGTCGGCATCGTGCGCGGCTTCGTACAGGATGGGCAGGAAGCGCGGATCGTCGATCACGCCGTCGCGGACCTGTCTTGCATAGTTCCAGATCTCCCAGCAGATCGAGGTACGGTCCCAGCCGGCCGTCGTGATGTAGATGGTGAGCGGGTCGAGCCGCGCCCCGAAGCCGGTCGTGAGGACGTCGTGCAATTCCCGGTTGGGCAACACATGCACTTCGTCGAAAAGTACAACCGAGGGGCCCAGGCCGTGCTTGCGGGGAGCGTCGGAAGATAGAGCCTCATAGAAGGAATCGGCTGGTTCATAGATGATTCGCTTGTAGCCGTCGTAGACCTGGCAGACGCGAGCGAGGCTGGGATTGTTGCGGACCATCGACGCCGCGGCCCGGAAGATCAGCGAGGCCTGGGCCCGATCGCCCGACGCCGAGTAGAGATGCTGGCCGCGGCGACCCGAGCCCAGGAGCAAGACCAGGAGGATCGCCGCGGCAAGCTCGGTCTTGCCCTGCTTGCGCGGCAGTGCGAGAAACGCCTTGCGGTACTTGCGCCGGCCCGGTGTGACGGGGTCGGGCTGGAAGATGTCGCGGACGATCTTTTCTTGCCACGCGCGGAGCTTGAACGGCTGGCCGGCGAAATCGCCGGTATGTGTCAAAGAGTTAACCAGCTTGACCGCGAGATCAGCCGACGACGTTGAGGACGTCGGACCAGGCGTCTTTGGTCGAGCCATCGTTTACCGGGAGTGAGAACTTGTTGCTCGCCGGGGATAATCCCAGCTCGTGAATGATGGCCTTCAATCGCATCGTCGCCGAGTTGATCAGCCGGAACGCGCCGTCGTCCATGTCGACCTCATCGACCTTGGTGATCATCGTGT